TTTAGTGCCGATACCAGGGCCAGCATTGATAGCATTGTATAGGTTCTGCAAAGTGTTCTGGATATTAGTGTCGATCAGAACATCAAAGGCAGAAGCCAATGTAGTTTTGAAGGTGTACACAGCAGCCACAGTACCATCCTTAGTACCGACAGTAACGGAGTTACCGTTAGACGGGTTGACAGTGACCGTCAGGATGCTGGTAGCAGCCGTGAACGGTGCACTCAGGAAGGTATTATCATCCGGTGCAGCCTTACCGACAGTAGACCAACTACCCACAGCTGGGCCATCATTCACAGTCTGTTGAGCAGTACCGTTCTGCGGCTGCAGTGTATGCACATAGCTAGATGTGTCTTGAAGCAGATTGTTAGAGTCAGAGTTGACAAGCAAACTGACATCGGACCAGTGTGGATCACCCGAACCAGTGGGCCATTCCGTGGTGGTGGGGGTAAAGTTCGCCGTGTAGCGAGCATAGCCCACAGTCACCCGAGCTTGGTTGAACCAACCGGTAAGGGTGGTCAGACCGACAATCGGACCAGCCGGAGCGGATGCCTCACCACCAATACCCAGTGGACTAATGCCTGTGAAGTAAGTGTTGGTGTCCGCAATTGGTAGACCGAACTGTTGACCATTGACAAAGAGCAGATCTTGGCTAGACGCCCGAACGATGGCGATGTGATACCAGGTGTCCAATGTCGGAGCCCACGGATATACGATCGGTTGTGCCACAGTAGACACAGTACCGTCTGTCGATGTCTGAAACTCTAGGCAGCCGCCATTGAGCGCCGTGGAGCCGAGGAAGAGCTCATACGATCGTTGATTGGGGTTGGTGTCCCATCGACTAAAGATCACCGCTTTGGTGTTGGAACCTGTGGGAAGACTTTGGAATCGGACAAAGGCTTCCAAAGTGAAATCCCCAGAACCCAGATCAAAGCTGGTATTTGTAGATACGTACAGCCCAGGATTAACTGACCCACCAGGAGTTGGGACGTTACTCATGATACCGGCGGACCCAAGCACTTGGTAGAAGTTCGGAGTCCAACCAGCGGTCGTCGTATCAGCGTCAGCGAACACAGTCGCTACACGTCTGTCACCAAGGAAACCGTTGTTCACAGAACCGTTGTTGTCTCGAATGAACACGTCATCTATATATGCGATGTCACCGGCCGTCTGTTCAATGAAGCCGATCAAGGCGATTGTACCAGTAATGGTAGCGTCTGTAATACTGATCAGCGGAGTACCAGCACCTGTAGCATCATCCACACGAAGGATGAAGGTGTTGGCAGACGTATTGATTTGCATCTCAAGTAGATGCCAGTTCTCAGCCTTGATGATCGGACCATTAGTGATCCCGATCACAGCACCAGTAGAGTTCTGGACTTCTATTTGACCATTGGCAAGTATATTAAGATTGAGGATGGTTGTTGTGGTGTTAGTCGCAAATCGGACAGGCCATGCTATACCATTAGAGAGGTTATCGCATGCAAATCCACAGGAGACAATGAAGATGTTACCGGGAGTCGGTACGGCATACCGATTACCTGAGGGGGCCGCGCCTGTATTGGCCAAGCAGTAGGAGCCAGTCCGAGCAGGACCCCAGGGTGGGACTGTGCAGGTAACGAAGTTGGAGTAGGCCCAAGCTCCGGCAAGCATATTGGTTTCGCTGATAACTCCAGTTCCATAGTGATCAAATCCATCCATATATAGTGCAGTCATGGGGTTAGTCCTTGTGTCCTACGAATTTGATATCTAACTCGTTCTTCAATACCATTATTTGAGATCCTGTTCACACCCCACGCCGTATCAGTGCTATCACCAGGTTGATACCCAATACTGTACACACGACCATCATCTCCCACGAGAATAACTCCGTCATCAACCACAACAGGCGTACCCGCTTGGACGCCGCGAGCATAGACTCGACCCTCAATAGGTGCAAATGGAGCTGCCAGATTGCCCGTAGCATACCAGTTCTCCGTTGATTTGGCACCCATGATCATGACCTGATCTCCAACCGCACGCATGCAGGTGATGGGGTCGGGGGAGCTTTCTTTAGACGCAAAGTTCAGTGGGTCAATGCTGATCTCACCGGGATTGACCCAGAAGAAGATCTGTGAATTTGACTGACTGACGAGGACGTACGAACTGACCTGCGTTAGGCTAGTCGGCGTGACGCCCCCAGGCATCGTACAGCCCTGCAAAGCCTCTAAGCCACCGTTGGCTAGTGTACCACTGCCGGAGGCTGTCAGGGCCGTCCCACCGGTCACTGTGAAGGTTATAGAGTTACCGCCAGCACCAGGTGTAATTGCGCTGAACAATAGACTGGTAGCCGGAGTAACGCCGGAATTGTTGGCGGCAGTGACCGCAGTGTTTGGACCAGTGATCGTTGAACTGTAGTCGGTCCCAGGGTCACCAGTCCCAGTTACAGCAAGTTGCAGTTGATCCAGTGGACCACCTGTACTCAGAGAGGCGGAATTGACAACGAAGGGGTGAACACTTGTACCGGCGTCTGACGGACTGAAGGTAGTGCCCCAAGTGTAATAAGTACCGTTGACTTCCATAGTGTCTACACCGTTGACAATCGTTCCTGTAAGGGTCAGAGTGCCATTGGCGCTGGACGTACCTTGATAATACTGCAGAAGAGTGCCACCAGTAATCCACAGACGCTGGTAGCCGGCACCCGCTTGCCATGCGACTTCTGGGTATCCTGTGCCTTCAATTGAGCCGGTGATTTGTGTAACAGTCAGATTAGCTCCGTCACCGGCCACGGTGTCAGTAATCTTGTAAAGGTTAGAACCACAGACAACAAACAACGCATCATTGAAAAGACCAGAAAGAGCATAGTTGCCCCGCATAGGACCAAAGCCTGTGAAGGAACCTTGGCTCAAAGGGTTGATGATCTGAGTCGTACCAGGTCGAGCAAGAACAGATGTGCCCTCTCGCAGGTTGGCAGGATTCTGCTCTAACCAGCGATTAAGCAACTCAATAAGTGGTGCTCCGGCGTAGAGGCGCTCGTAGGCACCTCTACCAAGTGGGACTGCAGTCACCGTCCAAGATCCTCTTCATGTGAGCATTAGACCAAGTGGGGTTGATTTCGACGCCGAGATCTTGGAGCCTTGTGAGGAGATCTTCTTTGTCTAGCTCAACACCCACCCGGGGAGTTATCTTCAACGGAGGCTTGTGAACCCAACCATAAGGAACGTCTTTAGCCTCATAGAACAACTCACCCTTACCAGTTACCGGATCGTACCGTACATCTGGCCACTTAACCAGTTTGGCTAGTCGCTTCTCTTTTGCACGGCTGTATGGCATTAGTAAGGAAATCCTGAGTTGAACATAGCATTGGGGTCGCCATAAGTGGGACCGTAAGCCCCGTACCCCCAGAAACGATTCCAGTGGGTGAGATAAAGCAAACCTTGTTCGACTGGCATCTGAGTGGTGGTTTGGCTGTAACGAGCGGTAAGCTTGGCCGTCATTTGCTGCAGCGTCTTCTCAGACGATGGGTGCATGATCTGGCCGTAACGAGGGTTCAGACGCTCGGCAAGGCGGATGATAAAGAAGTCGTCAAACTCGGGCGGGAAGGGCATGGTGCCGCCGATGGTAAGGGGACTAACGACAACCCAGTTACCCAGGTCTTCTCGGTAAATCCACTCGCGCTCTTCGCCCGGAGTGTTGTAAGTCATTTCCGACTCGCCTTCGATCATCCGGCCATTACCATAGATCGTCAGCTCATTGGTAGCAAAATTCCCAGCTACGTCCACAATGCCCATACGGGCACCATCATGGGGCTTGGGATGAAGGTTAACGAAGCCATCAGCCGTAAGGTTACACATGATACGAACGTTAGTCGCCATGTACAGATTGCCTGGAAGGCTATTGTTCCACCACGGATAACCCACCGGTGAGGTGATGTTGTCTTGACCCAGCGGAACAGGGTTCAGGTTCTCTCCCACTTCATTCCCAAGCACACTAGACACAAGAGACTGAAGCTTTGTGAAAGCCTCATTCTGCTGGGCAGTCGTCGGGGTAACCCCAAGCGGGATGAGGTTAGTCTCCCGCAGGGCGTCCGAGATAATAGAAGTGATGAGAGTTGACATTAGTTCTGATAGACCGAAAGATCAACCTGATCGTTAGCGTTGTTCTGAATTCGAGCATAGACATTAGTACCAGCAGCTAGAGCGCCATTGGCCCAGAATTCCCCGCAGTCAGAGCGGAACCCACCCTTTACGGTGTTAGCCGGCAGTGATGTGGCAACGGTGAAAAAGACAACAGAATGTTTGGGTTGATGCCTAATACTAAAGAAACTGGTAACTGCTCCCGTCACAACTAGGGTCCAATTGCTCCCAGGTTGTAGGGTCACATTAGTCGTAGAAGCCATTTGGTTCTCCTAGGGATGAAAAGGGCGGGGGTTTTGAGGCCCCCGCTTAGTTCAATTAGACGTCGGTGCCGGACGAACCGTTGATGCGGACAATACGCCGCGGGTCAACCACGTTCGCAGACAGTGCTACGTCAAATCGGACTTGGTGCTCACCAGTGTTGAACACCGAGTTCTGCCACATACGAACACTGATCGGAACCTTCGTCAGAGACTTACGGCTACCGATACCGGTCGCTGGCATGATCAGGTCAGCCGTGGAAACCACAACTGCATCCTTCGACAGGATCACGCGCGGACGAACCGCAGTGCTGGCAGTACCCATGAAGACCACCTGAGCGGTCGCACCAGGGATCGAATTCACAGTCGCGTTAGCGGTGTTGTTCGAAATGGTGTTGAAGTCCGCACCCGAGGGGCTCGCGCCTTGCACGACGATGGCCGGGAAGATGGTCATCGCAGCCACGACACCACCAGCCGCAGTGTAATTACCGATCACTCGGAATTGCTGCAGGTGGGGGAGCTGGGCTTGGAGGCGGTTGTCCCAAGCGTACACGTTGGCGATAGTGAACACTTCGCCGTCCTTGACGGTTTCAGTACCAACACCGACAGTCATGTTGATGTTCTGGGTGAGCCACAGGCCCGGACCAGAAGCAATTGCCACGGCGTTGTAGTCCGAGTACTGGTTAGCACCATTCATCGCGGTGTTAGCCGGGTTACGCGAACCGAGCGTCAGGGTCGGGAGTTGCTGGGTGAACATCGTGGGGATACCGTCGATATTACCCGTGAAACCCTTGCGGTACACACCTTCAGCAATACCCGGAAGGCTGGCGTTACCTTGAGCGTACGAAGTACCCGCACCACCGGTAGCAATA